TTTTTTAATCTTCCACCAATATTGTTGTAAAGATAAATTGTATTCAAGTTTTCTACAGAATCAGCCAAAGAAGAACTATAGAAGAAATTTGATCGATCATCTTTTATAGATGAATCCCATTGTGCTTCTATAACAGGACGATTGAAAAAGAACTCACTTCCTCTTGCAGAGAATCTTTTTGTATAATAACTATTGGCATCGGCTTCATAACTCGAAGACAATTTCAGTATAAAACCATAATTGTTTCCGCCATTTAAAGTCATGTCCAAAACATCTTCAACATAATCAGTTACATCTACTGTGAAGTTTTCTATTCCTTTATCGAAATTTTGTTCATAAGTATAAGAAGTGTTATAATCTCCACCTTCTGTACTCCAAGCAGTAGATGTTGAAGAAGATAGCCAAGAAGATTGTCCATAATCTAAATGATTATCTAGATCAATCCCTAGTCCTTCATCCCAATCTCTTGTCAATGGGTGCGCAACAATTTTGTAATTTCTTGGATATGTGTCTGGATGTGCTATGTCGAAAAGTTTCATGAAGAACTTTACAGATCCTGATGCTGGAATGATGCCAGAATCTCTATCTTGTTTAATAGTTCTGACAGTGCTTTCCAATCCCACTTCATTAACTGGGAACTTAATCAAAATTCTAGATTTTTCGACTGTTGTTTCTTCGATTTGTCCATATAATTTAAATATTTCTAAAGAATCTGCCAAACCAGCATTTGAATCGCTCATTCTTCTGCTTAATCCTTCATTAAATTGATTGGTAATAGTATTGTCAGCAATTGCCGTATATCTTTTAATAGCCATTATTTAACACTCCCTTTTATGTCTATGGTAGGAAATTTAACTTCAAATATCCCATTAAGAGGACAAGCAATAAATCTTCCATCTGGTGTGGTATTAGCCATAATATCTAATCCATTTCTAGAATATGCTCCACCATTTTTGTTGATGATTTGAACATCTGTCGTATCAGCAACTCCTTCAATTTTGTTCAATGTTGCATAAACTTCTGTATAACTAAATGGCTCTGCTATATCAAAGTGTCTTAAAAAACGATTTCTAAGGGTTCTCAGACACTCATCAAGCACTTTAAATTTATCATACCCACCTTTGGTTACGATTGTGAATGTAATGCCTAAATTGATGATTTTCGCATCCATAATATCAATAGTATCATTAACCATACGATATTGATTTAACCAAGTCTTTATGTTAGATTTGATAATGTCATTTGATTGCGTTAAGTTTCCTGCGCTATTTTCTGAAATGATGTACATATTCAGATTTCTTTTAAAAGAATCTTTATCTTGTAATACTGCGCATCTTTTAATAGCTCCAAATTTTGGAGGCATATTGTAAACTAAAGACTTATAGTCTTCTCTAGTTACTGCTCTATTTTGTGCAGCAAAAAATGACTTTGTTCGTATTTTCAATTCTTCTGTTGTGGGGATGTTGGCATGCCCAACAATTGGATTATCATTGGTTGATTCCAAAGATCTTTTTACAGCACTTACCTTTGCGGCATCCAGTGTTGTTTCATCTTCAAAAGAAAAAATAGCACGGGTTATTTGCGACACAGTACCTACTGCTGCGTTAGGATTATTAGAATTATTAACCCTGTAAACAACTTTCAAAATAGTATCTACAGGTGATACTCCAAACTTGTCCGTTCCTAACAAATTAGAAGGATCAAAGTCTGTATTCGTAATATAACCTCTTCCTAATTGATCTAATATAATACTGCTAGGATCAACCACTTTTTCAATTTTAATGTCTTCTTCTGAACCATATCCAAACATAATATGAGTTTCTGCTCTTGTTCTTTCGACAACAAACCTTCTTGGGACTGCTGTAGGCTTCAATAACATTGGCGCTGCTGATTTAGTCGCAGAATCATTATTAGGTATCTCTCTATAAATCACATCTTGAGCCAAATGCTCAACTTCATAATATTCGTGCCCTTCCCTATCGGTGCATTCTAGTATCTCTGCAACGTTTGAATCACCAAGTAATATTTTATTAAATTTTTTAAAAGAACCGATATTAAGGTTAACCTGTGCAATTCTTCCAGATATTACTCTTGCAGTGGATTTAATGATATAATGTGTTGGCAAGCCTGTAGTTTGATTAACCATACCGACAACAATTTCATTATTTGTGTTTCTGAAATCTACATCTTCAGTGAGTAGGAAGCCTTCACCTGATGTGGACATCAATTCAGTTCTTCTTTTCAAAACCGGAACATATCTCGTATCTGGCGCCAAACCTGTTGAGTCTGCAGGCACTAACAAGAAAAAAGAAACATAACCGTGTGTAGATGGACGTCCTTTGTATTTGTATCCCATTTGTCTAGTTAATTTAACAACATTATCGTATTCGTTTGCTGTATCCAAAAAGGATTCATTTGCTTGATAATCCAAATAAAAAGATAAAATGTCGCCTGTATAAGCAACTTGATCCATAACCAAAGAACCAAATGATGCTTCATTAAAATCTTTGTATGTGTCTGGATAATACCTTTTTGCGTGATTAATCAAATCTTGCTTGATAGAATTGAAATCTCTACTAGTGTATTTAATTGGAATCTTCTTGTTTTTATCATCATATTTAGCCATATTTTATTTACTCTCCTAAACTTGCACAGTCAATGAACTTACAGCACCTGTTGCTGAAATATAAAATTTTACAGTAACTAGCAAATGATTTGCACTTATGTTACTATCATTTCTTTCAGATGAAAAAATAACGTCTTCTATTTCAATATATGGCATATATTGGCTGACTTGTTTTTTAATCTTTGCCTTTATATTTGAATATGTAAACTCATTATTTTGTTCAAATAGAAATCTTTTCATTCCTACTCCAAATAATGGATCCATTACTCTTTCACCCTGAGACGTCAAAAGTATCATTTTAAGATTCTGAGAAACAACATCGAGAACAGTTTGATTATTTTGAAATCCATTTGCTGCGTCTATGAGTAGTGGAAGTTTTGGTGAATAGTTGGACATATAAGTTACCTCAAACTAAATAGTTATCCTATCAGTTTATCATCACTGAATAGATAGACGATACAAATTTTCAAATTCTTGCAAATAATCCATTTCTAAGAACTCAAGAAGAATAGTAGCATATCTATTAGACAAACTTTCTTCGTCTTCTAATTGTTCATATCTATCACTATATGTGCTTCTAAAATCGCCCCATGCTGCTTCCCAATTATATGAATCTCCATCAATTGATATTGCATAATCTATTTTCTCTTTGTATACATCTAGTCTCCACCACTGTTCTTTAAGAAATTCTTGAAATGACATTGACAGATTATTTTTATACGATTCTAGATCTTGTGGAATTTCTCTTTCTAGAAAGTTTAAAATTTTAACAATCAAAAATATTGTAATTCTTTCAATAATTGATTGATTAATTGTCAAATATATCAAAAGCGCTCTTGCATCCTTAAAAGTATCATCATGCAAAAAATTATCAACTTTGTAACCAGACATTCCTTTTTCTAGTTTTATGTTTTTGATATATTTTAAATAAGATTTCAATATTCCTATAGGCGAAGCATTATTGGCACCAATAGTCGAAAACCAATTTTCTTTAATATAAGATAGCATATTAAAATATTCTTCTGCATTATTCAAACCACTAACTTGGTTTTGGATTTCTAACAACTTATTTGAAGAAACAGAAAGCAATGCTATAGTATCCCAAGAATTTTTGATTTGAGACATATATGATTCAATTGGATTATTTTGCGCTCTAGAAGGTACTGTAACTATCCAAGGATTTTCAGAATCAAAAAAATCTGACGCTATTTCAAGATTATTCCTTAAGCCAGAAATAATTTCCATAATAATTGAGAAATATGGCTTAATAATCGTGTTGATAAATTCTAAATATTTTTCTTGTGCGTATTCTCTACCTAATTCAGATTGTTGCTCTAGAATGCTTATTTGTTCTTCTAAAGTTCCACCAGAAAAAGTCCCAGTGTCTGGATTCGCAGATGGGTTTAGGTTTTTGCCTCTTTTTAAATTTGCTAATTTATTTCTTTCTTTTGGTTCTAAAAACCCAGATGCTATATACAGCAATCCTAATGGGCCTATTGGTGGGCCGGGTATAGGAGAGAAAGGTACAATATTAATTGGTAATGCCATTAAAGAAGCCACAGGCGGAGGAATATCTAATCCAGATAAAGATGCACCGTTCCTAATCTTGGAAGATATCTTAATATTTGGATCAAATTGTTCAGCAAAACCTTTTATAATCATTGGAACAGTTAAAAGAGCCATCTTTTTTGCTTTCATTGAGAAATCTGGAGTTGTGGAAATTTGTTTTGATTGATCCATTTGAACGCTAGAGGTTTCTGCTTCTTGATATTCAAACGCATCCGGATTTTGATTTAATGTGATAAAGTTTCTACGAATAAGATTTTTCGTATCCATGAATAATAAACCTATCTCTTGTTTTTCAGAAATTTGTAATTGTTTGATCAATTCTTCTATATTATAACGCAAGAAGTCAACTTTCGCTATATCCATTAAGAATTTATATATAGTTGGCTTGTCAAGACTTTTGTCGCTCAATATTGATTTATATGCACTAATAGTAGATAAATCAATAACCTCTGATTCTCCAATTGGCAATAAATAAAACTTATCTTTTTCTTGTGAAAATAAAGTCGTATTTTCCCAAAAGTTTATGTTTTCTTGACGAGAATATCCAGCCAATTCACCTGAAACAGAACCTTTAAGTTTATAGAAGTCCATCGTGCTTCCTTGTATTAATTCATAATCAGAATCCGATACTCTTTCGGATATTACAATCCCTTCTTTATCCTTAATATACTCAATGATATAACATAATCTAATATACTTTATGTACTGCTCTTTCTGAATACTAGAAAGAATTTCATGCTCTCTTGGCATTATTTCTTCTTTTGTATCTTTATGTCTATAAAAAGTTTGAAAGACAAGATTGTCTCCTGAATTATATGCTTCTTCTACAGAAGAATAAAGTTCGTATGTAGAATCAGTTATGAATTTTGTTTTTGATATTAAAGAAAGCAAAAAATCATCTGATTTTCTGAATAATAGTGAAAAATAAGAACTAATATCTTGATAACAAGAAGAAACAATATTTCTAAAACTTGGCGATTCGTAATGATAATCCTCTTTGTAAATCTCTAAATATTTCTTTTCGAATATAGACAGGAATTCATCTTTCTGTTTTAACAAATAGTTTTTTAAGCCATGATAAATTGCAAAATATAACGAATCAGAAATTGTAGATAATCTTGAATTATCGTATAACATACACTTCATTAATATTTCCTCAATAATCTGCACTCTTATGAATAGATAAATCAATTGCTTCATACTTGAGTTTTGCAAACTATTATCATTTTCTGCAAATGAACAAGAAGAATTAAATTCATTTTTTGCCGCATCTTTAGCATCCTGCAACTTTAATAAATCTATCCCATTACCATCTACTACAAAAGATAACATTTCTTGAAT